GGGGCGCCCGCGGGATGGTCTACAAGGACATCATCTGGGCGAAGTGGATGAACGTCATCACTTCGCTGAACAACCACATGGAGCGCGGCTTCTTCTTGCAGCCGAGCACCACCACGATGGAAGCGGCGGGCGGCAAGGTGCCGTACTCGCTCTTCTGCACGCTGACCGAGTTCGGCGCGGTGATCGCCGACACGAAGCCGACGGGCACGGTGCCGCCGGGCTTCACGACGGTGCAGGGCATCAGCCCCACCACGCAGCCGAAGTGGCGCAACCCGGTCGAGTTCTACTCGGGCGCGGTCGTGCCGGCTCCGGGCACCGCGCGCTGGGGCGGCTACTCGGCGTTCATGAAGATGCACAAGCGGCTGAGCTTCGAGGACCTCGTGTTCCGTCCGGAGTACGGGTCCCCGCAGTCGATCAGCGGCGCGTTCATCTTCGCGAGCCTTCGCGGCATGGCGCTCTACGAGGCCAACGGTGGCTCGCGTGGAGACTTCCTGCGCGGCAAGGTCAACGATCCGTCGATCACGCTCAGCGGCGCGGAACTCCAGTACCAGGGGATCCCCGTGCGCTACGTCGAGAAGATGGACACGGCCGTCGTGTGGACGGGTTCCTCGGGCACGCTCAACGCTGGCGAGTTCGACGCCACGCTAGACGAGGCCGGGGCCGCCACGCAGAACCCCGACTCGAGCGGCCCGCGTTTCGTGTGGGCCAACCCCAACAAGTACAAGAAGATCGTCCACAGCGAGCACTGGCTGGAGGAGGAGACTCCCCCGGCGAGCCAGACGCAGCCGTTCGATCGCGTCGTGTACTTCGACAACTGGCACAACAACGTGTGCCGCACGCGCCGCAAGGCGGGTGGCATCGTGTCCCCCGCGTACCTCACGGGCACCACGCCCTACGAGGACACGGACTTCACCGCTGTGGGCATCTAGCCGAGGACCACTCACATGACTTCGCTTCAACCCTCTCTCGGCTGGATGGGTCCGGCTCCGATCGACATCCTCGTGACCAACCGCACCGGCTCGGCCGTGGCGATCGGCGACGTGGAGATCCTGGACCACAGCAGGCTCGACGCGGCGTCCACGACGAACGCGCCGGGCGCCACCACGGCGGGCATCGCCAACATTGTCGTCCCGACCTACGACAGCACGACCGACACGCTCACTCTCGTGTGCGCGATCTCGGGCGTGGTGCAGCAGGTGGCGGCCGACGACGGGCCGCCGATCCGCTTCCGGCTGCAAGGCCAGTGCGACAACGTGGCCGTCGATGGGACGATCGTGCTCCGCACCTCGGTGTGTGGGATCGGCGACGGGACGGAGGCGGCCGTGGTGCTGACTCCGTACGTCATCGACGGGAACGCCGGCACGGCGGTCTCGCGCAAGATCGTGTTCATCCCGCTGACCGCGCGCACGGGCGCCGGGCTGACGGACGGCTGGTTCTCGGGTGTCTATGGCTTCGGGTCCATCCTGAGCGCCACGGACATCACCTGATCGCAGAAGGGACTCGCTCCCCTTCTTGGGCTCCGCCGGCTCTAGGGCTTGCGGAGCCCATTTCTTGTGATAGCGTCGAGCGGATGAACGGACGGACTGCCAAGCTGATCCGACGCGCCGCGACTCACGGCCCTGTGCTCGCGCCGCTGAAGATGCGCAAGCGCGCGCTCAAGAAGAGGTGGAAGGCGCTGTCGCGCGGCGAGCGAAGCGCGCTGCGCATTCAGCTCCAGGCGAGACTGGGCGCATGATCCGCACCGCCTGGCTGCTCCTGAAGCTGCTGCGCCAGCTCCACATCGATTCCCCGCCGGAGCACACGATGGTCCGCGGGGTCGAGCTGCGGCTCATGGTCGAGCCGGATTCGAGCTTCGAAAAGCGCTGCGAGATAGCGCTGGACGCGGGGGCTCGCGAGCCGAAGCGGGACTCACGCTTCGAGGTGTCCTACTGGCCGATCGCGGGCCTGCCCTGCTACACGCAGCGCGGCGAGACGCTGGCGGAGGCACTCTCGAAGGCGCTGAAGGCGACGTTCCCGGCGCCGTTGTCGTGAGACACGTTCAGAAGCCGAGCAAGCGGCTCACGCGCATCCGTGCGCGCGCGCGGCGCTTCTGGTGGGTCAGCCTGCCGCCCATAGACCCGACGAAGGCTATCCCCTGGACCGTGTCGATCTGCGAGTACGAGAGCAAGACGACCAGGCGGCGGCGCAGGCGCGCATTCCGTAGGGCTCGCCTGGAGTCCGCCCCCGCACGACGCTAGCCTCTCGGCATGGCTCGCACGGCAACGGGCATGGCGCAGACGGTCAGCGAGCGCGTGCGCGAGGAGAAGCGCGCGGAGCTGCTCACTTCGGCCGGGTGGTACCGCTCCGACTGCGGGTGGCGCCATCCACACCTGAACAACGGCAAATGGCCGTGGCCCGCGGCGCACGCGGTGCGGCTCCAGCGTGAGGCGGACCGCGGGCTGAACGAGCCGGCGCACAAGCTCTTGCGAGGAGAGGACTGATGCCCACCTCGTATCCGTTGTCAGTGCAGCAGTGCCAGCGCGAGGCTGAGTGGGAAGTCGGCGGCGGCGCGCTCTCTGGCCCGGCCGAGATGCGCGAGCTTGTGGACCGCGCCGGGCACGCACTTGTGTCGATGGCGCCGTGGCGCTGGCTGAACGGCCGGCAAGCCCGCCTGCGCACGCGCGCATCGATCGACTTGACCGGCGCGACGTGGACCGAGGCGACGAAGACACTCACGAAGACGGCCGCCTTCGCGTCGTACACCTGGCTTGAGGCGGACACGCTCGACCTGACGGACGGCACGGGAGCCACGGCCGCCTTCTACGAGGTCACCAGCCGCACGAGCGACGACGCCATCGTGCTCGCAACCAGCATTGGCAGCGCCGCTGACGGTCAGACGGACATCGAGGCGACTCTCCCAAACGACCAGGTGGCGCTGCCTTCCGACTTCGACATCCAGCGCGTGACGGCGTACGCGACGGTCGGGAACGTATGGAACGGGCTCGCGCTCGGGAGCGGCCAGGACGTGCTCGACCTGCGCTGGAGTGGGACGCGATGGGTCGCCAACTTCTTCGGCCTGCTGAATCACGTTCGCGCACTCGCGGACGGGCGCACGATCCCGCGGCTCGACCTCGCGCCGCACTCGTCGCAGGGCACGGAGGAGCTCGTGATCTTCTACCGCGCTGGCTGGGCGACACCCGAGGACGACGGCGCGCCGCTGCCGCTCCCGATGTCGGGCTGGCTCAACTCGCTCTTCCTGGAGATCCTGAAGGCGCACGCGCACGTTCAGGAAGACGACGAGAGCTTGGGCTCGCTCGGGCAGCGCCTCGCCGCGATCCAGGCAGGCCCGGTGTTCCGCATGGCGCTGGAGCGCGACCAGGTGATGCAGCCGCTCCTCGGGTCGAGCGACGCGGGCGGCGGGTGGATGCAGGGGCGCGGAATTGACTGGAAAAATGGAGGATGGTGGGACAGGGGCAGTAGGCTTTTGCCTTCGGTGTAGCGCGTGGCGAAACGGCCGCTGATCTTCCCCTTCGGCGGGCGCTCGGACTCCGGCGCGCTCTACGCCCAGCCTGGCTTCACGACGAAGAGCGCGCGCAACGTGCGTGGGCGCGATCCGGTCACAGGCCGCATCCGCGGGTCGCAGCGCGCGGGCATGTCGAAGTTCTGCGCTACGCCTCTCGGCTCAGGCAAGGTGAAGGCGCTCGTCTCGACGGCGCTTGATGACAGGCGAATTTCGTACTCGTTCACCGCCGGGCAGGAGTCGCAACTCTGGAGCGTGGCAACGCCGAGCAAGACGAGCACGCTCGGCGTCGTGACTGACCGCCAGGGCAACGTGTACGCGATCGACGGCAACGCTGGGGTGGCCAAGTACAACAGCGCCGGCAAGCTGCTGATGAAGGTCGCGCTTCCCGTGGCGGACGCGGGTCACATCGTGCGCGCGCTCTTCGTGGACGACGCGGACCGCATCTTCGCGGGCGTCTCGGCTGGCGGCGACGTGCGCACGGCCAAGGTGTTCTGCGTGTTGCAGCGGCCGCAGCCTGGCCAAGTCGCGGCGGATGATCCCAACCAGTTCTTCATCCTGTGGGAGCTGACGCCGGGTGCGTACACGGAGGAGCTGAAGGTCTACCGAGGATCGCAGCTCTACTGCGCGCACAACTACCCGCAGGAGAACCGCGCGCGTGTCGTGGTCTACGACGGCCTCGGGCTCGAGCCTGCCGAGGTGAATCGCATCGAGAGCGTCGCCTACCCGATCAACTCGCTTGACATCGACGGGCAGGGCAACCTCTACACGGCGAGCCAGGACGCGCAGCGCAACGCGGTGGACACGTCCGCGCGCCAAGGACACCCGGACGAGGCGAAGGGCAAGAGCGTCGCCGTGCCGCTCACGGGCTGGAAGCCGACCGATGGCGTGGCCGCGGGCGACTTCAAGATCCACGCCTGGTACAGCGCGAAGGATCCGGACTCGCTGAACGAGACGGACCTGGACCAGACGGGCAAGGACACGCCCGTGATGGAATCCGGGCAACAAGTACTGCGCTGGCGCGACAAGAGCGGCGCGGGGCGCAACTTCTACTCGGGCGTGCTCGCGCTCGCGGGCGAGAAGGGGCCGAGTTACCGCAAGGTCGGGATCGGCGGTCAGCCGTGCCTGTTCTTCGACAACTCGACGGCGGACACGAAAAACAGCCTGGTGACCTTCGGCAACTCCTCGATTCAGACCTCGCTTGCGTCCCAGCAGCTCACGGCGATCCCGGCCTACACGGGCTCGATGTGGTGCATGGTGATGCTCCTGCGGCCGACGCAGGACGATGACGCGGGCTCGAGCGGCCCGCGTGTGGTGTTCGCGCACGAGAACGAGGCCGCGGGCGCGAGCGATCACGTCCTCTTCGTCAACCGCGACTGCTCGGCCACGCTCCCGGGCGCGTACACGAAAGGCTACGTCAGCTACTTCGCCACGACCGATGTGGCCCCCGACGACGGCAACTGCGCGACGGCGGACCAGGCGCTTGGCTTCCCGTTCCTGACCTTCGGCAGCCCGAACGTGAACGGTGCGCTGCTCGTCACGGTGCTGTGGGATGGTGGCGTTGACCCGGCCGACATGACGAAGACGCGCTGCGTGGTGCGCGTGAACGGGCGTCCCGTGGACCGCTTCGAGGGCAAGGCGTTCGAGTCGATTCAGCCCTCGTGGCTCGGTCTCGGCCCGGCCTCGATCTCGGCGACGCTCGTCAACATCGAGCGGCGGTTCAAGGGCGAGCTCGCCGAGCTGATCGTGATCGGGCGCAGGGACCCCACGTCGAACACGGAGCCGAAGGTGCTCACCCACGACAAGATCGACGTGGGCGACCCGGACGCTGCGCAGACAGACACGAGCATGGCACGACTGGAGGCGTACGTCGCGTACGGCTGGGGCTGCGGCTCGCTGCTGCGCAACAACCAGGGCGCCGAGGTCGGCTTCGGGAACTACACGCACTTCTACGCGCGCAACCTGACGGGCGGGCGCCTGCTCGGCGGGCCGCCGCTCCCCGGCACGGGCGGGCTCTGGCCCGCGGGCGGCGAGATCCTCAACACGTTCGCGCTTGTGGCAAAGCACGACGCGCAGGGGATCCTGCGGTGGGTGTGCAACTGGGCGACGCACCCGGACGGATCGAGTGTTCACGGCGGCCTCGGCTACGGCGTGCGCGCGCGCAAGGTCGAAAGCGACGGGAAGGTGCATGTCTGGTGCGCGGGCTTCCAGCCGGCGAACTCGAACGCATCGATCACGGTCGATAGCACGATCGACGTGCGTAAGATCATCGACAACGGGGCGAGCTTCTCCGGGTTGCAGGCGGACGGCGCGTGGCGTCACTCGTTCACTGGCGCCGGGCAGCTCGGCTACCACTACCCGCGGATGGCAAGCGACAAGTTCGGGAACCTCTACTTCCCGGGCTACAACACGGGCGGCGGGACGATCAAGCCGCTGCACGTCTTCGCGAAGGACCCCGACGGGAGCGGCAATGCGGTCGAGCGCACGACGTTCACGCTCACGGCGCCTGCGGACGACGCGCACGCGGTGGCGATCCCGCCCGATGCGCTGACGCCGGACTACCGCACGGACCTCGCGACGGGACCGGCGGAAGTCGTGTACCTGGCTACGGTTGCGGCGAGCACCACCTTCGAGTCGCTGTGGAAGATCCGCCTCGTGGCGACGAACTCCAGCGCCTCGGGCAGCCCGCGCACGGTTGTGACCGTCGGCGTGGTGGAGGACGACATCAAGACGATCACCGAGCTCGCGGTTGCGACGCCCACGGGCGGCAGCGGCGCGATCGACGCGACCAGCCAGTACATCGAGGCGTTCCAGGCGGACCGCGAGATCGTGGTGATGGACGGCCTCGCGTACAAGGTCTACAGCCCGCTGACCGGGCTAGTGACGGCGCTCGAAGCGACGAGCGCTGGCGAGATCCCGCCGCGCGGCAAGATTGGCTGCATGTGGCGGCATCGGCTCGTGATCGGGCGCTTCGCCGACAAGCCGGGACGCTACTGCGCGAGCGCGGTGGGCGACATCCGCGACTGGGACTTCAGGCGCGAGCCGCGCCTCTCCACGATGGCCTTCGACGCGTCGCTGACGCGCGCAGGCGAGGTGGAAGACTCGATCGTCGCGCTCATCCCGGCGTCGGATGACCTGCTGTTTGTGCTCGGTGAGTCGCGCATCCTGCGCCTCACGGGCGACCCGCAGGCGGGCGGGCAGATCGACAAGGTCACGGACAGCCTGGGCGGCACGTTCGGCCGCTCGTGGTGCAAGGACAAGGCGGACCGGATCTTCATCTTCGGGAACCCGCCCGGCCTGTACCTGCTGCCACAACAGGGCAACGACATCGTCAACCTGACGGAGCGGACGATCGAGGACACCGAGTTTGTCAACATCGACTACTCGACGCACCGCGTGGAGCTCGCCTACGACCCGATCCAGCTCGGGGTGCGTATCGACTTGGTGGCGCATGGCGCAGCATCGGAAGTCGTGGACTCGTGGTTCTTTGAAGAAAAGACGCACGAGCTCGTGCGCGGAGGCTCGATCTGGACCGATCGCGTGGCGGTCACCGGCAAGCTGCTCTCGGCGTCCACGTTCCTCGCGGGCGACTCGACGCGCACGTTGCTCGTAGGCTGCGAAGACGGCTACGTCCGCATGATCGACCCTGCGGCGGCAGACGACGATGGCAGCCCGATCGACAGCTTCGTCGTGATGGGGCCGCTCAATGACGCGCGCTCGATGGACGAGTCGAAGCTGATCTCGACGCAGGTTGTTCTGGCGGACGACCAGCAGGGCTGTCGGCTCGAGCTCTTCGGAAGCGAGCAAGCAGAGATCATCGGGCCGATCCGCGCGGCCACCGACCTCTCCCCAGGGATGAACGATCCGTTCCGCGGGCGCGTGCGGGGGAACTACCTGTGGGCGCGGCTCCGGAGCGCGCTCGTGGGGCGCCGGTGGGCCATGGAGCGCGGGACTTGCGAAATCGTGGCGACGGCCGCTGCGAGGAATCGGGACACCTGATAGCCTCGGGGGCATGAGCGAGCGCGAACCGAGCGAGCAGTTCGACACGATGATGCAGCGGATGGCCATCGAGCCGCAGCCGTTGGCGTCCCTCGATGGCGCACCTCCTCCGGGCGGCAAGGCGGTCGCCACGGCCGAGGACGACGACTTCGGCCCGCTCGTGGCACATCTGGAGCGCTGCACGCCTGCCGGCCTGCGCGCTCTCGCGCAGCGCTTCCGGGAGTGCTTCCGATGAGCCCCACACCCCAGGGCCGCAGCGGCGCCAGCTCGTCCTCGATGAAGCTGGGTAGCGCCGACCCTCGCGCGCGTCGCAACGCGCAAGGCGGCTTGACTGACGACGACTGCGACAACCAGACGATCGAGCTGCACAACGGGCAACTGCGGGTCAAGGGATTCGACGGCATCGGCGCACTGCCGGAGAACGCGACGCTGGCGCAGGTGATCGCGCGGCTGAACTTGCTGGCCCGTAAAGGCCAAGGCTCGTGAAGCGCGCCGTCATCTTGACCGGCCCGTGTCGGGCCGGTGGAGCCGCCGTAGCTGAGGTACTCCATGTGCTCGGCTTCGCCATGGCCCGCACGCTCGCGGCGCCGATCGCGCCGGACTATCGGCTCGACTGGGAGGACGCCGAGCTGACGATGTGGATGGCGACGGCGGTGGAAGAAGGTGACAGCCCGCTGGCCGACATCGACCTTCCGAACCACATCGCGGCGCGGCTGGCGCATGCGCGCATGTATGGCTTCGGCTCGTCGATCGGGTTCAAGAGCCCGCTCTTGGGCATCGGCGGCGCGGCGGAGACGCTGCGCATGGCGCTCGCGGCCGAAGGCTTCTCAGTAGTCACGGTGGACGTTCACCGCATCGAGGCCAACGTGAAAAAGTCGATCGCGCGGCAGCCTGGGGCAGACGTGCTGCGCCGGTGGAACGAGCTGATCCGATGGACGGCGCGGCCGGTGGGGGATTACGGGATCGTCTACGAGGAGTTCGTGGCCGATCCTGCGCTCCAGGTGGAGCAACTTGCGCGGCGGCTTGGCGTTGTGGATCCTGTGCGCATCGCTCAGGCCACAGCAAGGGTGCTGCGGCCGTGTAGCTGAAAGGCGCGCTACTCCCATCCCGATCGCGGCGGCTTCCATCGGAGCAGGTTCGAACCTCCTCGGGTCCTACTTCGCGCGCCAGGACGAGAAGCGCGCGCGCAAGATGGCCGAGGGCGAGAAGCGGAACGCGCTCGCGTTCCTCGATCAGGCGGGCAGCCGGGACGCGCTGTTCCAGGCGCTCGCGGAGTCGCAGCTCAAGAGCGGGAACCAGAAGCAGCTCGCGGGCTTTGGCTCTGCGAGGAAGGCGACGGAGCTCGGGGCGGACGCGGCGCGGCGCACGGTCCTGAACCAGGGCCAGCGCATGCAGGCGGACGCGACGCAAGGACTCATCTCGCGGGGGCTGCTCGGGACGAGCGCGGGCACAGGCGCGGCGAGCGATCTTGCGGGCCAGACCACGCAGCAGCTCGCCAACATCGACCAGCAGCTCGCGGAGGCCTTCGCCAACCTGAACCTGACGCAGGGCGAGGTCGAGCAGAACCAGAGCCAGGAGCTCGCGCAGCTCATCGGGCGTGGGCAGGACTTCCAGCGGCAGATCGGGCTCGCGCGGACGGACTTCGCGCCCGCGGGCAAGGCCGGCTCGTACAAGGACCCGTTCTCCTCGGCGCTGAAGGCGCTCACCTTCGGCGGCCTGTTCTAAGCCCATGCCGCGCATCAGCTTCCGCGACTACACGGCCGGCAGTCGCCCGTGGTGGGACTACCTGACAGACGCGGGCGAGGCGGTCGCGAAGGGCGTCCAGCAGCAGCACAAGGACACGCTGGAGGCGGCCGAGAACAAGACCAAGGCTGAGACCGACCGGCAGCGACTCGCGATCGAGGAGGCCAGGGCGAAGACGAGCCTCCTTGCGGAGTCCAACCGCGCCTCGGCAGCGAAGGAGCGACAGGCCGCGCAGGACGCAGACCGGCAGGCGGCCGTCCAGGGCCTCCAGGAGCTCGCTGGGCAGAAGCAGCAGGACGCCGTCCGCAAGGGCATCGAGGCGGCTGTGGCGAGCCCAGGCGGCGCACTGGGCCCGTTCGGGCTCTTCACGGCGACGGCCCAGGGTGCTGCGGGCGGCCTGGCGAAGGCGCAGGCCAACATGGGGCCGAAGATCGCGATCGCCGAGCGCATGAGTCCGGCGGGGGCGCGGATGTTCCTCCAGCGCGAGACGCAGGCCCAGAAGCAGGCGACGATCGCCGAGGCCTACCAGAAGGAGGCCGACGCGGTCATGGCGGGGGTGCAGGACGGCGTCCTGACGCCAGAGATCGCGAAGGGGATGGTCGAGGCGCTCCAAAGCGGGCTGCGCAGCGGGGCGCTCCCGGGCCAGATCCACAAGCAGGTGGCGAAGGCCTACGACCTGCACGCGAAGGTGCAGAAGCGCCTGGCGGGCTGGCAGGAGAGCGACCGCAAGGCCGGCGAGGCCGTCGCCATGATCGAGAAGATGGCGACGCAGGCCGTAGACCCGAAGGTGCGAGACGCGCTGCTCGACAAGGTTGCCAAGGCCAAGGGCGAGTGGGGCCGGACGATGCCGCAGAGCTTCCGCGAGAAGCACGACGGGGAGGCCTCGCTCGCGGCGCTCGAGCAAGTCGTGTTTGGCGCGCAGGCGGACACCGGCGAGCTCCCGACGCAGCCCGAGTACAGCCCGCCGCCCCCGCCGATTCCGACGCGCGAGCAAGTGATCGCTGGCGTGGCGAAGGCGAACAGCCGTGGCGGTGAGCCTGGCGCGCGCAAGGAAACCGCCGGGCCGCTGACGGCGCGGCCTGGGCCTCCGCCCGAGAAGGGCGCCACGCCGCCCACGGCCGTCGAGCCCTCCGACAAGGTGAAGTTCGGCAAGACAGTCGAGGATTTCGTGGCGGCGAACGGGCGCGCGGCGGTGTCGCAGGGCACCGACCAGCGCGAAGAGGTGAAGAAGATCCTGGCGAGCCTGGCGAAGGAGACGGGGCTCGAGCCCGGGGATCCGTTCCTCAAGGGTGCCGTGATGTCGGCACTCCTGAAGCTCCAGGGCGGGCAACTCGCGTTCAACGAGCCGCCGAAGCCTGAGCCGAAGTCCTACGGGCGCGCGGTGATGATGGGCGGGCCGAGCGAGGAGATGAAGGCGATGGCGCTCGGGAAGCGGCGCGAGACGACTACCGCGAAGGCGCCGCGCTAGGAGCGCGCCCCGCATTGTGCGCGCGATCGAGTGCGGCTCGACAGCATCGCGGCATCGAAGGGATGATGTCCGCGGGATCGAACTCGCGCACTTCGCCACAGCACGGGCACTGCCACCGATAAGCGTGCGGGCCAACCTGGATGTCGAGCGGCACGAAGTTCGGCTCGTGCTCGTGGCTCGACTCATCGCCCTTTTTGCACCAGCCCGGGGCGAGATCAACCATCGGAGGATCGAAGTTGGCGTAGGTCACCGCGAAAGCCCCTCGCTGACCGGCACGAGGCGCTGGGCGGTCGGGATCATCGTCTCCATCGACACGTCCATGCCGACCGAGGCCGCGATCGAGCGGATGGCGGGCGTGTTCGAGGTCTCGATGAGGACATGGCCGGGCTGCACCCCGACGAGCTGAATCTGCGTGTGGTCGCCGTAGATCCCGCAGCGGCGGATCGTGAACGAGCGCGCGACCTTCTGCCAGGAGCCAAGCGGGCCAACGCGGATCGCGAGCGAGTAGTTCTCGGTCCCGATGCCGGCGCGGAAGCCTGAGTCTTCGATGAGCACGGCGCCGGTCGCGTAGCCGCTCGAGAGGCTGCCCGTCACCGAGCTCCAGAAGGCGCCGCCGTTGTCATCGATCATCAGGCAGCGCGTGTGGCTCGCGTCCTGGAGCGGCGCCCAGAACTCGCAGCGCCGCACCGTCAGCGGGATGCCGATGCCCTGCGCCACGATCCCGCCGCCGCCGCGCGAGCTCCACGGCTGGTACCAGTTCTTGAACTTCGAATCCTCGACCAGCGCGCGCGCTTTCGGCGTCGCGAACGTCTCGGTCGGGTCAGGCCGCATCTTCAGGCACTCGGCGCCGCTCGCGAGCACCTCGTTCGACTTCCAGCGCAGGCCCGTCTTCGCGAAGCCGTGGTGGTAGTTCGCGTGCTCGAGGAGGTGCGCGCAGTCCCACAGGCACCCCTCCATGTCGATGTCGGCCATGTATGAGAACAGGCCCCAGGTGCCACTAGCGCGATGGTCTTCGGGGTCGTCCGCCACGATCTCAACGTCCCGGCCGATCAGGCGGAAGCTCGGGATCAGTGGCTTCTCGCGGCGCGAGATCCCGAAGCGGATCGCGGTCGAGCGCGCGCAGTGAACCGAGAGCGCCTCGAGCTGGACGATCCCGGGGTGGCGCTCAACGGCGAGCGTGTCCCACGAGCCGCCGGGCCGGATGCGCGTGACGCCGCGCCCCGCGCCGATGTAGCGCACGCCATCGTAGCCCTGCGACAGCCACTCGTCCGACCAGACCTTGCGTGCGCCGGTGTTCGACTCGTAGTCGATCTGCCAGCCCTGGACGTCGCCCGCGGGCAGGCGGACCTCGAACAGGCGCGGCTCGGCCACCTATCGCGCCCGCTTCTTCGTGCAGGTGATCTGCACCTGCGTCTCGCGCGCGGCGGCGTAGAACGTCCGCAGGAACGTCCAGAGGTTCCAGATCGTCCAGGCGGTGACGACGACGCCGATGGCGAGGAGCTGGCCGACGGCGGATTCGAGGATGTGGTTGGTGTCCATGGCTAGTTGGTGGCCGGAGGCGGCGCCCCGCCGATGACGAGCGTGAAGGTGTTGATCGCCCCGCGCAGGACGATCGCGAGCTGGGCGATGCGCACGTCTTCGGACATCAGGAGCGGCTTCGATGCCGCGTTGAACGCGCTCAGGAGGTCGCGCACATCGAGGTCGGTGCGCCCGGCCGCGATGGCGGCCTGGAGGTCGGTCGAGATGTCGGCGAGGACCGCATGGACCTTCCTGAGGCTCGCTGCGTCCGCCCCGCCCGGGTGCGTCGAGGCGTAGGTCTCGAGGTCGGCGAGCGTCTGGGACGCGCTCGTGACGTACAGGTTGGCGAGCTCGAGGTCGTGCCCCTGGCCGAAGCCTGCGCCCTTGCAGGCGGGGAGGAACGCGAGCAGGAGGAGGGCGAGGAGGTTCTTCATGCCCGCCAAGGGTACGGGCCGACGCACCCGAAAGCACGCCGGCCCGCACTTGATCCAGACGGCCTTGGCGGCACACTGGAAGCAGTCATCACACCGCTGGACCGAGAGTAGGCGACCCTCCGGAACGGCGCAAGTTATCGGCCGCCTGGAGCTCTCGGAATGCCTGAAAAGCGCGCGCCGTTCGTGATGCCGATTTATCACGAGAGGCTGCTGAGTTCGCGTCATTGGGGGGGGCGGTCTGGACCGGAGCGCACGGCATTTCTCGCGCTTCTGGTGTTGGAGTGGGCGTGGGATGGGCTGCCTGACGACCCGGCGCTGCTCGCCAACGGGCTCGGCTACACCCCCGCCGCCTTCGATCCGATCTGGGTCGCATTGCGATCGCTATGGGATCGCGACCGGACCGGCAGACTCCGCAACGCCCAGCTCGAGGCGTTCCGCGTCGAGGAGCTCGCCTACAAGGAGAAGCGGCGCATAGCCGGCGCAAAGGGCAATGCGGCCCGTTGGGGCTCGCAACCGGATCCGGATGCGATCGCAAGCGGTATCGCAAACGGGGTCGCAAACGAGTCGCCTCCTTCTCCTTCCCCTCTTAAGAACCAAGAAGAAGAGTCGTCTCCCGCTCCGCGGGCCCCTCCCTCGCCGAAACCGGCTCGGGCCTCCCGGAAGGCGAAGCCTCGATGGCGGGGCGAAATCCCCGAGAGGCTCCGCGCCCCGGTCTTCGAAGCCGCCTGGGCCCGCTGGCTTCGCTTCAGAGACGAGGAACTGCGCAAGCCGGTCACGCAGCTCTCCGGCGAGCAGGCCCTCGCAGAGCTGAGCCTATTGGGCGTGGAGAGGTCCGTACGCGCGATCGATCACACGATCGCCCGGGGGTGGCAGGGGATCAGGGAGCCCGAGGTGCCCCGCAACGGCCACTCACCGCAGAGGCCGGCGGCGGCGCACAACCGATGCTCGCTCTGCAATCGAGTCGGCCTCTCGATGATTCACCGCAACTCGGGCGACGTGTGCATGGACTGCGCGCGCGACTCGCCACCCGGCGGATAGGATCCGCCCACGATGCCGGAGTGGACCCCAGAGGACGAGCACTCGATGCGGACGTACTACCCCCATTCCACCAACGTCGAGATGGCGCAGATCCTCGGCGGCCGGCACTCGGCGAAGCAGTGCCGCGACAAGGCGCGCGTGCTCGGCATCCTGAAGACGAAAGAGCAGCGCCGGAAGTCCTCGCAGGACGCCCGGCGCCTCAGGCTCGAAGAAGGCGAAGACGAGCCTGACTAGGGCTCTTCGGTCGGGGCGCCAACCGTGAGGTTCTGGCTGCCCGGCGCGGCGCGCGTCACGACGAACGTGACCGTGTCGGTCGGGAGTCCGGTCGTCTCGACGGTCACGACGGCGGTGCCGACATCGGTCGAGAGGCAGTCGGCGTTGAGGCCGTCCTCGCGCACGACAACTTCCACGATCGCTGGGTCCGAGCTCGTGAACGTGGTTTTCGTGCCGGCCGGGTAGTCGGCGGTCGAGAGGAAGGGCTTGGGCGTGGGGCGGGACTTGTCGAAGACCACCACACCGATCGCGACCTCTTGGTCGGTCGTCATGCGTGCATCGAAGTTGGCCATGGGATCAGATCCTTTCGAGGGTTGGTTTGGAGACGTGAAGTTCCTGGGAGCCGACCTCGCGCGGCGGAGGCGGCGGAGCCGGGCGCGTGTTCTCTTCGATTCGCGCGAGGGTGTGCTCGACGATGAAGAAGTGGCGCTCGAGCGCGCCGCGCAATCGACGCAACTGCCGCGTGCGGTCGTCGTGAAGCTCACGCAGCAGGCGGAGTAGCGGATCGGTGTGGCTGTACAAGGACATGCGATCAGGGTGCGCCGCGCGCGGATGGATGTCTACGAAGCCCTCTAGTCAACGAGCTCTTCCGGCTCGTCGCGGCGGCGCTTGCGCTCGTCCTTGACGCCCCGCGCGTGCGCTTCCTTGTCGGTGATGGCGACGAGCTCGTCTTTCATGTGATTCGTGGCCTTGCGCACCTCCTCGACCTTGCGCCCGTTGCGCATGGAGACGAGCAGTGCGGCTACGGACGCGATCGTCGCGGGCAGCGCGCCGATCATCGCCACGAGAAGCTGATCGCTCACCCGCCGCCCTCATCGAGGGGCCACGAGATCACGACGCCGAGTTTTTTGCCGATTTCGGTCACGTTGACCTGGAGGGCCTTCTGCCGATGCTCGACATCAGCGAGCCGGTGGCGCACGTCCGCCCAGGCGAGCGTGCCGGTCACGGCAGCCGCGGTTGCGACCGTCGCGAGCGACCACGCCATCTTCAGTGTCACCTTCGTCTCGGGCACGATGGCGGCGGCTCCCTTCACTTGGGCGCCTTCAGCTTCCTGCGCTTGGCCGCGAGTTTCGCGCCCCGCGCCTTGGCGGGGTAGATCACGTTGACGTTCGGGTTGATCGGCGTCGGGCGTCGTGTGCGCCTCACGCGCTTCGTGCGCGGGCCAGGAGTCAGCGGCATGATGGGTCCTCTAGTTGGGCGTAGAGCCTTGCGGACTCGTCAGGATTACCACAGTCGTCGGCAACAACCTCCAAGACAAGGGGGAAGAGCACGTCGTCGGGCGAGATCCTGAAGAGGATTTCCCGGAACAGGGGCGCTGTGGCGTCTCCACGCTCTCGTAAGGCCGCCGCGAGGTTGAAGAGTGACGCCGGGTCGCGGCTGAGGAGCCGGGCGCGGACTTCGAGCTCGGCGTCGGACATCCCGAGTGCGGCGTACGTGTCCGCGAGCTCCTCGAGGTCGTCGCCGTCGAAGGCGCAGGTCAGGGCCTCGGCGAGCCGCCCGCGGTCTCGATACCAGACGGCGAGCCCGGAGGCTTCTGCGCCGCGGGGCGGACCCGTCTCGACCTTGGAACAGGCAGCGAGTCCGAGCAGCGCGAGTGCGGCGCGCACCCCGCCAATGTACGCTTGCGCGACCTGTGGCCGAGACCGTAGACGACCCGCTCGACGCGGCGACCGATGACATCGTCGGGGTGCTCACGCAGCGCAAGAAGGAGGCGCCTGCGCGCGACCCGCTGGACGAAGCCGCCGACGAGATCACGGCTACGATCCAGGTCTACCAGCCGAGCCCGCTCGAGAAAGTCGTGGTGGGCGCCGCCGAGGGCCTGGCGTCGATGGCCGAGGCGCCCGATCTCGCGATCCGGGCCCTGGAGCGCATCATCCCGCGCGAGACGCTCCTCCAGCAGATCCCGAACATCAAGGCGGGCGCCGAGTGGCTGGCGGGGGTCGGGAAGGACCTCCGCGACACGACCGAGGCCATTGCGCCCGCGCGCCTGCGCGACCAGGGCTTCGGCTCGCAGCTCGCCTACGGCGCCGGCTCCATGGCCCCGCTGATCGCCTCCAGTGCGCTAGGAGGCGAGATCGCGCCGCTGCTTGGCGGCACGGCCAGATTCGGACAGCTCGCCGCTACGGCGCTCTCGGGGGCCGCGCAGACCTCGGTGCCAATGTTTTACGAGGTCTTGTCCTCAACGGTGGACGCCGAACACCCGCAGGGGAATGAAGACAAGGCCATGATCGCGGCGGCTTTGGGGCTCGGCATCGGCGCCACGGAGGTGGTGGGCGTCGGCTCAATCCTCTCGAAGTTGAACCGAAGCACCGGCGGCGGGCTCATGCGATTTCTGGCCGCGACAGCAACCGAGGCCCTCGAAGAAGGCGCGCAGGAGTCGATGCAGCAAGCTCTGCAAGACGCCGCCATCACGAGCCTGACGCCCCAGGAGATGTCGTATCTTGAGCGCCTCGAAAGCGCCGGCCGCGCTGGCCTACTTGGGCTTGTCCTCGGAGGAATCGTCGGTGGCGGAGCGCACGGAATTCACGCGGGCCTCTCCGAGGCGGGACGGAAGCTGTCCGATGTGCAGGGCGGCGCCGAAGGCGCACCCGAGGAAGTACTGCCGGCCGTGCGAGAATCTGCGGCAGAGGGGTCGGGAGCGCAACGTGCGGCGGAAGGACGGGCTGTGCGGGGAATGCCGGCAGCCGAACGATCAGCCAAAGCAGTGGCGCTGTCGCCGGTGCAGCCTGAAGAAGCTGGGGGAGGCGCAGCGACGCTACGCCAAGACTCCGGAGGGCAGGCTGCGTCAGCGGGCCCGGTGGAGGGTCAAGGACGAGATTCGGGCGGGACGCTTGGTGAGGCGGCCGTGCGAGACGTGCGGAGCGAAGGCGGAAGCGCACCACGAGGACTACAGCAAGCCGCTGGCGGTCAGGTGGCTGTGCCGCGATCACCACAAGGAGCGCCACTCTCGTATCAGGCAAGCAGCGCGGAAGCGCGCGGCTCAAGCCTTCAGCCGGGCGATACAGTCTCAGAGACCCGTTACGTCCCGATCGGTCAGCCGCAAAAGGTTGCTTCGTACAAGCCCGAGGAGTCGAAGGTCCGCTCTCTGATGGAGGCGATGCAGCGGGGCGAAGCGCTGCCGCCGATTCTCGTGAGCGACGGGCCCGCAGGGAAGATGACCGTGGACGATGGCGGGCATCGCCTCGAAGCGGCGCGGCGCCTCGGATACGAGTCCGTTCCGGTGCGCATCATCAACCCGAAGTCCGAGGCCGCCCCAGCGCCGCAGATCCGCACGGCCGATGTCGTCTCCGCGCTGCGCAACCTCGTGCAGGACTTTGATGTAGGCGAAGGCGATGAGCTTCCCGCGTCGATCCAGGCCGCTGAGCGCGTGCTCGACCAGCGCCGCGCCGCGAACATCCCCCCGACCGAGCTCGACGCGCACCTGCGCGAACTCGTGAACATCGGTCGCATCGCCGAGCCGCTGGAGATCGACTCGCCACAGGAGCAGGCGCAGACCGCCTACACCGAGGCTGCGCTCAAGAAGGCGCACGCACTGCTCGACGCCTTCGACGCCGCGAAGGCCGAGGCGACGCAGGGCCGGCGCACAGGCGAGGGCGAGAAGCCCAAGCCGCCCGTGACCGTCGAGGAGGCCTCAGACCGCATCCTGCGCGGCGAGCACCTCTCCGTCGAGGAGCTCCAGGCCGTCCCGAAGGCGATCAGGCGCGCGAGCGAGAGGGCGCAGCGGGGCGAGCAGCCGCACGCACGAAAGACTCCGCCCGCCCCCCAACGCGAGAAGGCAACTCCCGCCGCATCCGCGGCGCCCTCAGAAGCAGTGGAGAGGCCTCTCGGGACTGCCGCGGGGGCGGGCGGTCTACAGAGCGAAGCCGCGAAGCCGAAGCGCGCGGGAAATGTTCGAACCGTCACGCCGACCGAGAGCCTTGGCGATCTCGCGGAAACTGAACCCTTCCGCACGCAAGGCCTTGGCGCGCTCGATGTCCCAGCTCAGAGGGAAGTGCTCGCGCGCGTGTTCGAAGTGGGACAAAACCCTGAGGTTGCTCAGGCGATTGTCGGCGCGCTGCCCGTTCATGTGGTGAACGAGCTCGGTGGGCAGCAGCTTGCGGCCGAGCGCCTGTTCAACGATCAGGCGGTGTTCGAGGACCTGATGCGTCCCGGACCTCACGCGCCGGTATCCATCGGATCCAGTGTGGCCGACGCGGCCGTGCGCGTGTTGGCACGCAAGAGAGCAGAACAGACGCTTGGAGCGACGCAGCCGGCAGGCCTTCTTGTGGACGCCCCGTCCGCAGTTGGAGCAATCAACGACCGGCACGCCGCTACCATAACAGTCGAGAACCAGATCCGCGAGTTCTCCGCCTTCCCCGGCGGCCTGCTAGACCCCGTCACGCGCGCCGCGAAGAAGCTGATCGAGCGCTTCCGCCGCACGCCGCCGCTCCAGGACGGCGCCGCGCCGATCCCGAGCGCGAGCTGGACGCAACGCGCCGTCGCCAAGTACGCCGACTACTTCGAGCCCGTCGCGCGCGTCGAGCGCGCTCTCGCTGGCGAGTCGCGCCCGGGCCAGGCGAACCTGCCGGACCTGGAGGACGCCTACCTCCAGGAGACGCTGCGCCGCGGTCGCTCGAAGCTCGCGCTGGACCAGCTCGAAGCGCAGCACCAGAAGCCGATCCTTCAGCTCATGCGCCGCGCGCGCATCTCCGCCGCCGAGGCCGACGCCTTCGTGATGGCGCGCGCGGCGATGGAAGGGAACGAGCTCGTGCGTTCGCGCAACCCGGAGAATCCCGAGCTGACGCGCTACGGCATGACCGACGAGGAGGCGCAGGCGGTCCTTGACGAAGTCGCAGCCAGCCCGCGCGCCGCCGCCTTCGAGGAGCTCGGCCGCCGCTTCGACGCGCTGAACAGCGAGACGCTCGACCGCTACGTTGCGACGGGGCGCAAGACCCAAGAGCAGATTGACGCGCTCCGCGCCGCGCAGCCGCACTACGCTCCCGCGCGCACCGACATGAGCGGCCCGGACGGGAAGCCGATCCAGGTCCCCGCCGGGAAGAAGCGCGTGGGCCAGCCCTTCAAGAAGGCGCTCGGCCGCGAGTCGCTCGCCGAACACCCGATCGCCTTCGCCTTCGCGCAGGCAGAGCAGGCGATCGTACAGGGCGAGATCAACCGCACGCGGCAAGCCTTCCTCTCGATGGTGCGCGCCTACCAGGACCAGCTCGGCGACACGATCAAGCTCGTAGACACGCCGATGCAGCGCGTCCTTGTGAACGGCGAGGCGCGCGAGTCCTTCGACCAGAACTTCCGCAACCGCAGCGACGTGGTCGTCGCTTGGGAGAACGGGAAGCCGCAGGCCATCCAGATCGCGCCAGAGCATGCCGACCTCGCCAACGCGCTCAACCAACTCGGGCCGAATCAGATCGAGGGCGCGACGCGGCTAGCCTCCGCCTTCAACCGCATGCGGTCCGCGCTGATCACGCGATACCGCCCGTTCTTCTGGCCGTTCAACATGGTTCGCGATGTGAAGAGCGCCGCCTATCTCGGGAGCGAGTTCGGGGTGCGCCACGCCGCGCGTGTCGTCGCGGACGTGCCGCGCGCGCTCGTGACTCTCTCCGGCAAGCAGACGGAGCTGACGCCCTACGTCGAGCGCTACCGCCAGGCCGGCGCGCCGATCACGTTCCTCGGGTACTCCGATCTCACGAAGCAGCTCGACCGCATGCAGGCCGAGCTCGAGGACCCGAAGACCTCCACCGGAGACCAGTCGATCGAGGGCTTCCGCAAGATCAAGGAGGCGATGTCCACGGTCTCGGACATCGGCGAGAACGCCACGCGCTTCTCCGCCTTCGTTCACGCGATCGAGGATCTCGGCTGGAGCGACGAGCGCGCAGCATCGTACGCGAAGGAGCTCCAGAACTTCGAGCGCAAGGGCCTCTACGGGAACACGGTCAACGCCTGGTACATGTTCGCCAACGCGGGCGTGCAGGCTTCGCGCCGCTTCGCGCAGGCGATGCGCCACCCGGCGATCCGCCGCATGATGGCGATCTCGTTCGTCGGCGCGATGAGCTGGGACCAGCTCCAGCGCGCGCTCGGAGGCAAGGACGAGGATGGCGAGGACAACTGGGACAAGATCCCCGACTACGAGAAGCAGGGGAACTTCATCTTCATGTACCCGGACGGCTCGGGTCGCCGCGTGAACATCCCGGCCCCGTTCGTCTTCGGCGCCGTGAACTACACCGGGCAGCAGCTTAGCGCGCTGCTCTCGGGCGACATCGGAGCCGGGAAGTTCCTGGCCTCATCGACGGAGGCCTGGGTCAACGCCGTGAACCCGCTCGGCTCGGTCTCCGGGAGCGACGGGCAAGGGCTCCTGCGCGCGCTCACCCCCGACATCGCGCGCCTGCCGCTTGAGCTCGCGACGAACCGCGATTGGCGCGGCAAGCCGATCTACCCCGAGGACTACGGCAGCAAGTCTCCGGACTCCTCGCGCTCATGGCCCGACGTGAATCCGCTCGCGAAGCAGGCGGCCGAGTTCCTGAACAGCTCGACCGGCGGCGACAAGTACGAGCCGGGCGCGATCGACGTCTCGCCCGAGACGCTGGAGCACGTCGCCTACTTCTTCGGCGCCGGCCTCCCTCAGGACATCCTCACGGTCGGCCAGCAGGCGCGGAAGCTCCAGGCCGGCGAGTCCATACCAACCCGCGACATCCCCCTGCTCAAGCGAATCATCCGCGAGCCGTCGCCGTTCGCGTCCTGGAGCGAGCAGGAGGATCTCCTCTACTCACTCAAGGCCGAGCAGAAGCGCGCCGCGGACGAGAAGGGCCAGCTATCGCGCGAGGCGTCCGCCGCCCTGTACGCGGGTGAAGCAATCAGCAGGGAGCGCGGCAAGGCGCGGAAGGCGCTCGACGCGCTCCCCGAGAAGCAGAAGCAGGCCGAGCTCCAGCGGCTCGACATCGAGGCGCAGCGCTGGAACAAGCGCGCGCGAGAGGCGCTCAAGAACGCCACCGAGCCGCTCGCGCCGCTCAAGCGGGCAGAAGCACGGTAGGGTGCCAGTTACGACCAGACTTGATCGCGTAGATCGTCTCTTTCGAGACACCGAGCGCGCGAGCGATCTCGGCGCCTGAAACTCCGGCCGCGAGTTGCGCTCGAATCTCTGATATGTCGCCCTCGACCAAGATTGCCCTGCCGTTGGCGCGCCCGACGTGTCGAGTAGATGCCGAGGCCGCAGCCCGACCCTTCGAGCGACAGTCCGCGTTATTGTCGGCGCGGTCGCCGACAAACAGGTGCTTTGGGTTGACGCAGCCGCGGTTGTCGCAGCGGTGCAGTACGCAATCGTCGTCGTCAAGCCGCCCGACAAGCAGCTCCCACGCGACGCGATGCGCGCGGAGCATGCGCCCGTCGTGTCCGCCAGACCCGATTACTCCATAGCCGAAACACTTCGCAGCGGTCCACTCCCAGCACTCCACGTCGCTGCGCCGAGAGACCTTCGGCCAGAAGCGGTCCGCGAGAGGCTTACGGTTCGGGCCCGCCATGGCGCTTGTAATATAGACGCTGCGCGTAGGTCGCGAGGAGCAGCGCATCCGCCGTCGCGTGCGTGATCTTGAGCGACGGGAATAGCTGCTGCGCACGAGCCTTAGTGCGATTCTTGTCGCCCATCGACAGGCAGCCGAGTTCCCTCTGCCAACGCTGCGGCGTGACCTCCTCGAACGGGATGCCGCTCGCGATCAGGCAGCCGCGCAGGAACCCATAGGAGCGACCGAACGTGAACGAGCTGGTGACGCCCTGCTTCGGCATTGAGTGGACGGCCTCGATGATGGCAAAGAACCTGCCTGACTCAGCGCCGCCGATGTCTCGGGCGATGTTGATTGCCTCGATCTTGTGCCAGACATCGCGCTCCGTGTCCGGCATGGCTACGGCATCGACGTGATTGCCCGCGATGATGGCGATGCCGCCGCTCGCGCCCGGGTCGATGCCGAGGAAAATCACACTCGCGCCAGGTCGATCGCCCAGGCGATGAAGAACGTGATGTCCGGGCAGTGCTGGCGCGGGTTGCGGATGCGCCCGAGCAGCATCGGATCGCCCTTGCGCGGCTGGCTCGAAGCCCACGCCTTGTCATGGGCAACGCCGAGTTCGTCAAAGACCTTGAGCGCCGCGGCCTTGGCGCCGTCGGACATGATCGCAGACTTAGCGAGCGCGACGGGAAACTCGATTGGGCGCCGATGGCGCAAGTTCATGTGCTTCCAGTGACGCTGCGGACCGTACTGGCCGGGCGTGTCAGGCAACGCCACTGTCGTCATGTGTGGCACGGGATTGACGTACTCGCCAGCGCCGGCAGGAAGAGCCTTCGGCTGTTCCCTGAGAACCTCGACGGCGCGCTGCATGCTCGCGTCTTCCACCTGGAACTGCTGGCGATAACGCTTGTCGGTGCGCACCGCGAACGTATCCATCTGGAAGTTCGGCACCACGAGATAGCCCTCCTCCAGCGCGCGCAGCGTCTTTTCGTAGAAGAGTAGGCGCCGCTTCGCCATGCGCCACAGCCGCTCCATCCGGCCGTGCGACCATCGGTTCTTCTTGGCGATGTCGTACGCGGCCCGGTGCTCCTCGGCTTCGCCCTTCATCTGCTCGACCATGCCGCGCGCCCACACGCGCATCTCGACGTGCGCACTGGCGAGCTCGGCCGGATCGCGCGCGATCAGGTAGTACTCGGGCTTCGGCTCCGGCTTGGCAGGCTCGGCTACGACAGCCGTTGACGTGGTTAGTTCTTCGCTCATGTGGGACTCCTAGAACGGCCGAGGATCCGTGACCATGCTCGCCGGGATCGAGAACTTCGCCGGGACGCAGCCGAGGCGCTCAAGCTTCGCGCGGCAGGCGAGCAGCTCGCGCACGAAGGCCGACACCGCGGCGTCGAGCAGCTCGATGTATTCCTCGTCCCGCTCGATGCGCACGACCACGGGCGGCATGGCGGGATTGTAGGAGACGATGTCGGACCACGCGCGCCCCGTGAGCCAGAGCGCGCCCTGGACCTGGGCGAAGTAGCCGCGCAGCCCAGCGCCGCCGTCGAGGAGGTAGCCGACGTGCGTCGCCGCGGACGGGCACTTGATCTCGATTGTTCCGTGCTCGCCCACGAGCCCATCAGGGGACGCGCCGGCCATCTTGTCGTCGCGCAGCACAAGGCCGACCTCCTGCACGTCCACGTCGCGCTCCATCGAGTACCACTTACGCGCGAGCGGCTCCATCTGCGTGCCGCGATCCATGAACTGCGAAGCGTCCGCGCTCGCCGGCTCGCCGATCGCCCACTCCGCGAGCAGCGTGCGCAGATAGCCCGGCGCCTGCGACGAGGGCTTGCGCGTGGAGGGCGTGAGGACCTTCTCGAAGCACGAGGCTGTGGGGATACCGAGGCGAGCATGCAGCCACGCGCTACCGCCCTGCGGACACTCCTTGGCGCTGAGGACGATCATCCGGGCTGCGCAGCGATGGAGACCATGAGCAGACCGCAGATGATCTCGATCGCGCCGAGGATGACGAGTAGGCCGTTACCGCCAGGCGCCCACCCGGCGCGGAAGTCGAAGACGCCGCGGACGACGAGATAGACGCCAACTAAGGCAACGCCAATCAGGCGCGTATCCCGCTGGGCATCCGAGACCTGTACGCTCACTTCTGCTCCCGGATCTTCTTCTCCAAGTCGCCGCGCAGCCACTCGAACTTGCTCGCCGGAAGGTCGACGAGCGACTTGAGCCCGAGGTAGTCGAGCGCGCGCTTGAGCGAGCCTTCGGGGCGCTGCTCGAACAGCGATTCGAGGAGTTCGACCTGCGGCGTGGTGATCGGCTCTTCTGGCTCGGCCTCGGCGCCATCCGTGTCCGCGTCCGTGGTCGTGAGGCCGTACGCCTGGATGAGCGACTGACGCCGCGCGAACGTGAGCGCCGCCGCAGCCTTCTGCGCGCCGCTCATCGAGGCGAGCGTGTCCACCGGCGCCGAGAACGTCGCCTTCCGCGAGTGTCCGTTGATGTGCAGCACCGTACAGGTCGCGCTGACCGTCTTCTCGTCGCACGCGCTGTCCCACGAGTGCGAGAGCCCGCGCTTGTGCGCGTACGGGCGGATCGTTCGCGCGATCTCGTCCAGCTCGGCGTAGGCGTAGCTGTACTGCCCGCCAGCCTTCGTGACGATCTTCGCCGTGCTCGTCTTCGGGATAGCCGGGCATTCTTCCTGGAAGGACGCCATCGCCTCCGCGAACTCGCGCGCGGCCCGGCGGTCCTGCTCCTGGTTGTGGAGCGCCACGAGCCGCTCGATCGTCTCGACGTTGACGCCCTTCTCTACTGCGAGCGAGAGGAGCGGCGTCATCGCCGAAGGCTCCGGCTCCGGGACGCGCTCGACAGCGTGCTCGCTCATCGCGCCTCCGGGGGAAGCAACGCGGAAAGCTTCTCGCGCACGGCCTTGAGCGCCTGGCTGGCCGGCTGGAAGTCAACGCTGGGCGCCTTCGGACGAGCGGCCGTTGCCGCTCCGTCAATCAAGGCGCTGGCCTCTAGCAGAGCATCCAGGGACTTGCGCACCCCCTTCCATTCGTGCTTCGCCAGCCACTCGCGCTTTTCGGCGGCGATCACGTCATCGGGCCGCCGCTGCTTCTTCGCCTTCTTCTCGCTCTCGCTCATTGGTTCCTCGCCTGGAGCTTACCGCGCGCGCCCAACGAGCACGCGAAGCAGCTCAGCCCAGTTCTTGCATCCCCACCGAGACTTGAGCGCCACCAGGCGCACCCGCGTCTCGGGCTTGACCCACACAGTGATCGGGGAGCCCCGCTTGGGGGCGATCTTGCGGCGGTTCATCCCGCGAAGTCTACGCACACCGTAGACGCAGCGGCAGGAAAATCCTCAAGATCCCTTGCGCCCCCAGCCGATCCGTGGTCTGGTTGGCCTGTCGGGCGCGGTGCCCGGCCTTGCAGGAGTGCAGCATGAGCGAGATGCGAGAGTCGATGGAGCGGGACTACGCGGCGCACCGCTCGACGCGGCAGGACGTGAACGAGCGCGCCGTCCAGATTGAGGTCGGCGGCGTCACGCCGGAGCAGGTGGCCATGGCGGCCTTCGCCGAAGAGCGGGCGCGCGCGGCAGAACTCGGGATGCGCGTCGTGGAGATCCTGGATGGATACGAGCGGAACGATGGGCCAGGCAGCGTGCCACAAGCACTTCAGCGGATCATCCGCGCTGCGCTGAAGCTTGGCTTCCTTCCCGCCCAGCCGGGCGAGGAGCGCAAGGCGTAGCCGTGGCCACCTACGAGACCAAGATCGAGCCGTTCACGATAGAGGTCCATCTAGCTGAGCCGCTACACATGAAGTGGCTGCGGGCCGCGCTCGACTGGAACGCATCCGAGCCGCTCTGCATCGCCTGCGAGACGCGCGTTCACGGCCACGGCCCGGACGGCAAGCATTGCACGCGCTGCGCCCCGCTGTGCGATCGCTGCGACCGCTCGCTCGAGCCCGGCGACGACGACGGTCTGTGCCCGCGCTGGCACGGGCCGAAGTGGGACGCGACGCACACGCCCGAGGAGGAACACTCCTGTGGCACGGCGCACTGTCTCGCGGGATGGGCGCAAGCACTCTGTCCGCTGCCGCTCGTGCGCAGGATGGATCCCGAGCGCGCCGGGCTCATGCTGATCCCGACCGCTGCGCATATGTTCCGCGCGACCAACGAGGACGCGCGGAAGTTCCTGGAGTCGAAGCGCAAGCCGCTCCGCGGCGAGCAGTACCCGGGGCTTCGCCCCGGGGAATCTCCCGGCCCTTCCGGGCCGGGACAGGAGAAGGGAGAGGGGAAGTGAAGAACTACACCGAGCGCGAGCTGGAGTGGCCCTGGGAAGTCGAGCACGTCGAAGCGCTCATCATGGAGCTGAGCGCCGTGCGAGACTTCGCCGACGACTCGACTGCCGCCAGGCTGGCGGCCATCATCGAGCAGCTCCAATCGAACATCGCGCCCGCGCTATTCGACGAGGCTGCGCAGTCGTGCGAGCGCGAGGCCGAAGAAGAGGACGAGTCGCTGTGCGAAGGCTGCCAAGCACCGGCCACGCATCGCGACGACGAAGGCGTACCGCTCTGCGAGCCGTGCTGGGCGTCGCTCGTGGACAGTTCGGAGGAAGAGCTGGCTAAAGCGTGCGAGCTCGTGGCTGACGACGCGTTCGAGCGCGGCTGGCTGACGTCGGTCACGCAAGGGGCGTTGCGCAACAAGGCCGAGAATCTGCGCGAGAGCCAACGCCAGAGGGTCTTGCGTGCCAAGGTCAAGCCCGCCCCCGCGCCGGCCGAGCCGAAGGAGGAGAGCCGTGGGTAGCGCACCTCCGAGCGTCCCTCTCGCCTGCTGCGAGCAATGCGACGAGCAGCACTACGCGGCCGAGCTTGTCCAGTGCGGCAACCGCCCAGACTGCACCACGCGCCTCTGCCGCGAGTGCCGCGCCGAGAACGAGAGCGGCTGGTGCATCGACTGCGAGAGGAAGCTCGATCCATGACCTGGCTTCTCGTCTGGGCCACAGCCTCGTTCGTCTTCTCCGTCGCGTGGGCAACGCTTGGCCTGGCGTTCCGCCGGAGGTCGCGATGATCGACCGCATCGCTATCAAGGCGGCCGAGATCGACCAGATGCGCGAGGCGCTCACGATCCGAGCGCGTCGCCTGCTGGAGGCCTCCGCTAACGACGCCCGCTTGGCCTCCCTGGCGCTCGCAGCGCTCGAATGGCCTGGCGAGGCCACCGAGGCGCTAGACCTCGCCTCGAAGGCCCGTAGGCTCGCTGGGCGCGTCTTGGACAAATCCACCTCCCAGGCCCCGGAAGAGGCGTAGGCTCACCCCATGAAGGCCTTGCTCGGAATCCTCGTGTGGCTGGGATTCATCGGGGTACTCTTCGGCACGCTCTGGATCTACCAGGAGCGTGACCGCCAGCATCAATTCGCTCTGGGCGCCGGACCCACGCGGGAGCCTCACTCTCCTCCCGTATTGGCTTCAGGGACTTCACACTCCGACTCTCGCGCATTCGAGTCAGGAGCCGGGTCCGGCGCCCAGTCTTCTCCCCCGCACGAGCGCACGCCAGATGGTCATGGCTTCAGCAACGCGAACGAGGGCGTGGACCTCGTGCGGGGAGTCTCGGAGTACGCCGGCCATGGCGACTTCGAGGTGTCCGAAGCACGCTTCGTTGCGCTCGCTGCGCCGATCTATCGCGCCCTGGAACTCGACTGGGATGGCATCCCGGAGGGCTGGGCCTGGGACGGGCGCGTCTACAGCATCCGCGAGCTCCGCCACGCGATGTGCGGCGACGAGGCTTCGATCCCTGAGCCTGAGCGCATGCTCAAGCTCGTGTACGAGCGCAAGGAAGAGGTGCGCACGCTCTTCGCCGAGCACCAGGCGCTCCTCGCGCGCCAGGCCGAGCTCGTGGCGCTGATCGACATGCTGGATGACCTGCGCTCGCGCGAGCCGGAGGAGATCGAGCTGCGCGCAGTCCGCACGCGCCTGGACGAGATCCGCTGCGCGATCTGGGATGCGTGCGGCGACCCGGCGTACCGATGGCTATACGAGCTGGATAAGGCAACTAGGTGAGCGAGACAGTCTATCGCGGTGACGAGCGTTGCCCGAAGTGCGGCGGGTGCATGGCATTGAGGCCGTGGCGTCCGTTTGCCAGCGACACGGAGCGCTATCTCGTAATTCGATGCGACACCTGCACGCACGAGGAGTGGCGCTTGGCGCTAGACCAGGTTCGCGTGGAGCACACGCCCGACACTTAGCCGGGCGACAACGAAGGAGACTGAATGAAGACCCTGCTTCTCCTGATCCTCTGCTTCGTCCTCGCAACGCCAAGAGCCCACGCGAACAGCGCCGGTAACTACATGGGCGGGATCACAGTCGAGACGCGCCTGATCGTGACGCCGGTTCACATCACGCTCTCGGCGCGCGTCACGAATGGCACCGACACCTCGCCGTGGACGCCTGTGACGGCAGACCCATCCGGCGACGGCAAGGACGTGTACGGCTCGCCCGACATCGCCGTCGGCACCGACACGTTCCGGTGGAAGGACGGCAGGTTCCAGCAGAAGGCCGGCAACGGCTGGAAGAACAAGCGACGCCCGCCGAAGCCGAAGGCCGGCGGCGCGTCGTGGCGTGGCGGCTGGAGCGGCCCGACGAACAACACGGGCACGATGCCCTACACGTTCCCGTAGGCGACACGCTGACCGGGCGGCGCGCAATGGTCGCCCGGTCACAACCCTGAGGACGAGATGAGCGAGAAGATGAGCGACGAGGACTTCGAGACCAAACTCCACGAGATGGCCGTAGAGGGCCTCGGACGAGATCCAGCCTTCGCGGCGCGCGTGCGCGAGTTGCAGAGCGAACGCGCCGCGCTCAAGGACACGCTCGACTACGAGCACTTCGTGAAGCGCGAGGCTGATCTCGCCCAGCTTCGCTCCGACCTCGCCGCCGCGCGGGCCGAACTGGAGCGCTGGCGAGATCCGGAGAGCGCCGAGCGCCTAGCGCTGCAAGAAGATGTCATCTTCTCCATCGGCGAGGGCAACAGATCTGAGATCGAACTGCGTGAGTCACAGCTTGCGCAGGCCGAAGCCGCGCTGGCATTGGCGCGGGACGAGATCGCCGAACTGCGTCGCGACCTTCTCGCTGCAACGGAGGATCGGCCGTGAGCCGCCCGGACCTCAGGCAAGTGCTATCGACGCTGGACGCCTACGCGAACGGCCCCGACACCTATTGCATGGTGTCGGCCGACGCCGCCGCGCTCCTGCGCGAGGCGATCAAAGACGCCGCGACGCTCGGCAAGATCATCGAGGCCAAGGACAAGCTCCTCGTGGCGTACCGCGTCGGTGGACGACCGCCCGAGAGCGCGTTCAAGGTGCTCGACAAGTACGGCCCGGCGGAGCTCGACGCTCTCCGCGCCCGCTGGAGGCTTGGCCCGTGACCACCTACCGCAGCAATCTAGGTAAAGGCCCGCTGCGCGCCCGCATTGTCGAGCGCTTCGGAGACGGTCTCGTCCGCATGTACCGCTGGCACGAGAAGCGCGGCGACAAGCGGCGCGTCTACTTCACGACAACGGAGCGCTACCTCAACTCGCCGAGTTGCGGCTGGCGGAGGCTTGGCCCGTGACGCGCTGGCTCCTCCGCCGCTTCGGGTACGTCAAGGTCTACCACGGCGCCGCGTGCGGGCGTCACTGGGTCAGCATCGACGGCAAGATGATCTACCAGGCGAGCGGCGCCGACCTATGGATGCCTGACGACTTCACGCAGGCTCTTGCGATCGTCGCGGATCCGACGTGCAAGTGGGAGCTGCCGTTATTCTGGAAGGCGCTCAACACAGGGCGCGAAGCGGAGCTTGGCCCGTGACGCGCGCGCGGCGGAAGCTGGTCACTCGCGTCGGCTGGGTCAAGCCCGGGACGATCTTCTGGACCGAGAAGATGGACGGCGGCCCGTTCCGGATGCTGCGCACCGACGAGCCGGCGCCAGGACGCGGACACGGCGAGCACTTCACAGAGGGGCGCTCGTTCGCTGAGGCTCTGCGCGTCAGCGATGGCGGGATGGCAAGCCTCGACGCGACGCATCCGGCGTGGGTTCTGGCGACGAAGAAGGTGCGGCCGTGACGCGCGCGCGGAAGGCGAAGCTACCCCGCGTCCGGCCGATCACGGCATGGATGCTAGTGGACCCGTACGGGCGCGACGCATCTGGGTACCGAAACGTGCATAGGACGGAGACGAAGTACCACATCGGCACGCTCAACGAGTACGGGCTCGTAGCGGTATGCCGCGGGACGATCTGGCTGAACGCGACCGACAAGACGCCGCCCGAAGAGGTGGCCGCGAAGGATCGATGCAAACGAGTCCGATGCAAGGAGCTATGGCGATGACGCCCGACCAACCGACCGACGCCGAGGCGGCCCCGCGCCGCGCCTGGACCATGGAGCTCAAGCTCGGCGCGGACACTGAGGACGAGCTCGTTAACGCCCTGGAGCAGATCGCCCTGGAGTTCCACATGGGCGGCATGCGCTCCGGTGGAGCCTCGGGCGGGCCAGCCTCGGGCTGGAGCTGGCAGACGCGAAACGACCCGACGATGACGCACGAGCGTTACTTCCAGGAGATCGAGCGATGGCGAACGAAGAATTGACCGACGCGACCACGGCCAAGAAGCTCGTGGACGAGATCAGTGGAACAGACTTCGTTTGCGACGTGGCCAAGCGAATCGAGGCCGCGCTGCTCCAGGCGCGCGCCGAGGAGCGGGAGCGGTGCGCGCAACTCATTGACGATCAAGCAGACGAGCTCCAGGAAGGCGAGTTGCAGGCACGACTCTATCGCGCTTCCCTGCGCATCCGTGGCGATCAGCCCGCGCCCGCGGCCAGCCGCGCGGAAACGGACGACGCAGACCCGTTCGCTCTCGAAGCCGGCCGCTGGACATGCTCATGCGGCTACAGCAACCTCGGCGACCACTGTGCAAGATGCGGAACGATCCATCTCGTGCGCCGCACCGAAGACGGCAGGCGCGGATACATGCAAGGCCACGCGGCGGGCAAGCGCGCCGCGTTCGCCGAGGCGGCGCGGCTGGCGAGGGAGAAGGCCGCCAGCATCTACGAGCCGATGATCCAGGTCTCGCTGCGCACGCTCGCCGATCAGCTCGACCGCCTCTCGCGCGGCGAGCAGGAACAAGGCCCGGGTAGCTCAAACAAGTCATCCGCAGGCGGCGACGCTAGCGCTAGCGAAGCCGGAGGCTCCTGCGGGGAGGTAGAGCGCCCTGCCGTAGGTGGGGAGGTTGTAGGTTCAACCCCTGCCCCGGGCGCCACCCGACAACGGACTGGAGCGCCACAAGCGACTCCGGGCGAAGCTGATTGCGGCGTAACCTCGGGGCATCTGCTCGCGCCGGTGCAGGAGACGAGCGAGCGCTACCGCGTTGCGTACCTCGACAGCCAGGCAGCCTTGATCGAGGCGCAGGCGGAGGTCGAGCGGCTGTGCGGCGATTTAGACTGCGCACGCCGACAGCGGGACCAAGCAGAGCGCGAGCTCGCCCGCGCGCGGCAGGGCGGAGCGGACGAGACCATACCGGCATGGGACCACGAGGCGCGAAGAGTCGTTGAGCGGTACTACACGCGCGCGTTTCGAGCGCTTGAGGAACTCTCTCGACGTGGTCTCAGGGATCTAGAAATGGAGACGCGCGCTGCATGGCTTGCAGAGATGATTCACAGCATCGACGCAGCCACGGCCAAGTTGCCCGTCCCCGCCCAGCCGCAGGGCGACGCGCGGACGCCTACGCCCGAGCAAGACGAGCGCACGATCGACAGCTTCATCAAGACGCAGGGCGACGCGCGGAAGGCGGAGGACGAGGAGCGCATCGACCCGGACTTCCACTCGCCATCCCCGCCGCCGAAGCGCAGCGGCCAAATCGCCGTGCAACTCCGCCCGAAGGCGGAGTGCCCTGCGCTGCCTCACCCGGTGTCGGAGTGCGTTCCGCCCGCCGCGCCGCGTACAGTTGGTGAGTTCGCTGGCGTGCCGATCGTCGCCGACCCGAACGTGAAGCCAGGGACGATCGAAGCGCACCCGCCCGCCGCGCCGCCGGACGCGTTCGAGAGCGTGGACGCGCTTCTCGCGCGAGCGCAGAACGAGCTGGACGACTACGGAAAGGCGGAGCCGTGGGTCTGCGCAGATCCGAACTGGCACCGCTCGGAGGCGCACAGGACGCGCATCGAAGGCGAGCGCATCACCTATCCCGATCTCGGTCGGTGTGCTTCGTGCGGCTCGTCGCACTGGGACCTCGAAGAAGGAGCGGGGCTACTCACGCAGGACAAGGCGAGCAAGGCTGACGCGCTGATCCACAGAGCGCGGGAGGCCCTCTCCGCGGCGCGCAGGGCGAGGGGCGGGGCGTGAGCAACGAACCCCGCAAACTCTACGAAACAGAGCACGTCTGCCAGGCCTGCGGCGACGAGTTCAAGGTGCAGCGCACAACGCCGCGGCATCCGTCGGCGCCAGAGCCGAAGTTCTGCGACGTGTGTAGGCCGAAGCACACGGGGTTTGCGCGCGGCGCCCGGCGTTCGTGGGGGCAGCGCTAGTCCCGCTTCTGCGCGGCAGCCATCTTCGCACTGTGCCTGAGCACGGCGCCGAGCGAGCGCTCCGGATACGGCTGCACGGCGCCGACTTTCTCGCCTAGGCGCTTGCCGTACCCTTCGCCCACCTCATATCTGGCCGCCGCGCACCCGTGATCGTCGCAGCCATCGCTCGGCGTCGCCAGCAGCTCTCCGGTGCTCGCCTTCGTCCCGAAGACCCACGACGGGATTTCCTCGGCGAAGCCACACGGGCGCCCTTCGTCGCGCAGCGCCGGGTCGATGCCGTCTCGAGCGGCGTCGCGCATCACGAAGGAACGCACCTCGCCCTTGTGGTCGCGGATGGCCCAGCGCAGCAAGTCGATGCCGACGAGTTCCATGTCCTCCTTCTTCGAGCGCAGGCGGTTGTCGGCGCCGATCGCGATGGCTGGCGCACCGCGGCCAGCGAACGGCGTCAGCCGCTTGTTGAATGCCTCGATGATCGCGTTGAAGGACGGGTCGCACGCTATGTAGCGGAACTGAAACTCCTTCCAGAGCTTCTCGGCGAGCTCGCCCCACTGGTCGATCTGCCACTTGAGACGCAGGCACTCGTACACGAGGAAGCGCCGCCCGTAGCGATCGTACGCCCAAACCTGGAGCGCGCCCGGGTCCGGGCTGAACCCCCAGTCATAGCCAGCCCCGTACCAATCGATCGGCACGGGCGTGCGCCGCATCGGATCCTTCGCGGTCTCGCTCCAGGCGTCATGCTTGACGTGGAGTTGCCAGCCGCGCCCCGGTTCCTTCTTGAGCTCGCCGCCGAGGAGATGCACCGCCGGGTCGAAGTTGTCGAGGATGCGCCCAGCCTCATCAACCCACTGGTGATTCAGGTACTTCTCGCGTTGCGGACCGCGCAGGCGCCCGAGCACGCCGAGCAAGTACTCGCGCCCCTTCGTGCGATACTCGCCGCGTTCGTGGTCGAAGAGGTAGGGATTGTCCGCGTGGCGGCTGTCGATCCAGCGCATCCGGCCGAGCTCTGCGCCGCCGCATCGCGAGCACTCGACGGCCGCGAGATCCGAGTGCGCATTGCCGCACGAGAGGCATAGGAGCTCGCGGCACCGCTTCAGGATCCAGTGGCCCGTGCCGCCAGGGTTCACGTCGAGGATCGCCTGGACAAACGGCCCAGCGCTACCCGAGAGGCGCGAGAGCAGCATGTCCCAGCCCTTCGGGTCTGGAAGCTGCTCGCCTTGGAAGAACTTGATCGAGTCGAGTTCGGCCGACAGAAAACCCGCGGGGTCGTCCATGCCTCCGAGGATCACCGTGGAACCGTTCGGGTGCTGGTACGTCGAGCGCCCGTCGCGGCTGCGGCGCCCGAGCATCGGATGGCCTGGGCCCAGCACCTTGTTCTCCCAGTCCGGCAGCACGGACTCACTCAACGAGCGGCGCGTCATGCGCACGAAGAGCTGGCGCCAGCCAGGGAAGGTCTCGGCCTCCCATTTAGCCTTCGTCAGGAGGCCGTGCGTCTTGCCCGTGCGCGCCCCTCCAGCGATGACCACCTCCCTGTCCTGCGACAGGAAGAGCTCGGCCGCGCCGCCGTAGAGGCGCGTGCTCACCACGCGCTAGGAGAGCACGCGCTTCGGAACGACGAGCCCGGTCTCGAACATTTCAGCGACGGAGGCGTCCAGCGTCGCGATGATCGATGACGCGGGGCACGCGAACAACCGATCGTCCTTCCAGTCCGGGAACTGCACGCAATGCGGGCCGGGCACGAGGACGATCGTGCCGCGCGGCAGGCCCTTCACATCCACGAACGTCCCGTTCATGAACTCGCCCGGTCCGTGCGAGACCACCTCCGCGTGCATCTGTGCGGCGAGCGAATCGCCGTTCACGCGCAGGATGTTCGACTTGCGCTCGACTTGACGGCACAACACCCACTCGCCTCGGGGGTGGATCCGATCCTGTAGGGCATCGCTCTTGCTCATGCGCGCCAGCCTAGGCGCGCCCCACGCTGGACTTCAAGGACGGCGGTCCAGAAACTTGGCCGCCATGATTCGAGGAATCCTCGCGTGTGTGTTCCTGTTGGCCGCCTGCGCGCTCCTGGATAGGTCCAGCCCGACGCCGAGCTGGACGGCGCGGACCTCGATTCCGCACACCGTCACGGGGCCGCCGACGCCGCGCAGCGCGCTCGTGGTCGTCCTCGACGATGTTGCCAACGTCGATGTCGACGAGATGCTCGCCGGCCCCTGGGGCGCGACCCTGCGGGGCCTCAGCTCGAGCGGCCTGCGCTACACCCGCTGCTACGCGAACCCCGTATGCTCGCCATCGCGGCGCGCGTTGCAGGCTGGGCGCTGGTACTTCGGCGAGAGCGGGCACGCCTGCGACCCGATGCCTGGTGCTGAGCTCGCGGCGGGGCTCACGACCATTGCCGAGCTCGCGCAGACGGCCGGGGTCGAGCACCGCGGCTTCTTCGGGAAGTGGCACCTCGGCGGCCAGCCCTCCGACCAGACCGGCTCGAGCTACCTGCTCGCCCCCGAGGAGCACGGCTACACGACGACCGACTGGGAGGGTGGCAACCTCAACGACTGCTCGAGCGTGGGCTACCGAAACTGGTGGCGCATCCGGGACGGCGTGCTGGCACACGAGACAAGCTACGAGCCGCTCGAGCACGAGCTCGCGATCTCCTCCTACGCACTCGCGCACCCCGACGAGCCGACGCTCATCGTGTGGAACATGCACTTCGCGCACGCGCCCTTCGGCAAGCCCGAGGCCTCGGTCATGCCGCCTGGCTGGAGCGCGCCAGGCCTCGTGATGACGCCGTTGCAGCAGTTCCAGGCCATGACCATCGGCGCCGACTGGCAGCTCGGGCGGCTGCTCTCGCTGCTCGACCTCGACGAGTGGCTCGTCATCGTGGTGGGCGACAACGGCACGCCGAACAACCTCGCGCTGCGTGCCAAGACCACGACATTCGAGCGCGGTGTTCACGTTCCGCTCTTCATGGCGGGCGCCGGCCTCCCGACGGGCACGCAGACGCGCCTCTGCTCGATCGCGGACGTGCTGCCCACGCTCGCCGACTACTGGAACGTCCAGGCCCCGCAGGCGATCGACGGCCTCTCCCTCGTCGGCGCGCAGACGCACGGATGGGTGCTCTCCGGCATGGAGGACTCGCCGCCCTCGCCCGGGGATTGGTGCGCGGTCGGGCTCTTCAACCAGGGCGCGCTGCTCCTGAAGCTGCGGCACGTCGGCCTGACGGGCTTTCCACCGCTCGAGGAGCTCTACAACCTCTCCGCCGACCCTGACGAGCTCGTAAACATCACGGGCTCCTATCCACTGGCCGCGAGCTTCCTGCGGGCGAAGCTGACGCAGGCCGGCGCCCCGTGATCATCCGGGCTACATCCACGGCAGCGCCGACCGCCGGGACGCCGCCGGTCGCCGACACGGCCACGGTCTCGGGGGCCGGCGACACGCTGACCCCGAAGGCCGTTCTCTACAGCGGGAACGGGAGCACCGTGCTCGGGAGCTCGATCGCCTCCGCGCGCCACCTCAAGGGGATGACGGACGGAACGCTGCAGCGCGCGTTCTCCATCCTCGCCGAGAACAACCAGTCCGGCACGAACATGGACTGCCGCACGCGCCACGACACGGCGACTGTGGTGCAGGCGACGCTCGGCGCCTCGGGTGCCATCAACGGCGAGGCCTTCCTCAATTCGCTCGTGGCGGGCGGCTCACGCATCGACTGGGCGGACCTGCTCAACGCCGCCTATCTCATCACGCGCATCAACTTCTTCGGTGACGACGTGCAGGCGAAGTGCGTCGAGTTCGCTGGCGATGCGGGCGTGAACAACCAGAAGGACACGGACAGCCTCGGGTTCCAGCCCGACATGCTGATCTTCCAATCGCACTTCAGTGCGTACGCGGCCGACACGGACAGCGCGGACGCGCGCATCGCAATCGGGGTCGCCGTCTGGAACCGGGCTGGGACGATCCAGCAGTTTGGCATGAGCGCGCGCGACACGGACCGCTCGGTGCTCTTCGCTGGCGCGGCACAGATCCACGACAACCGCGTGGTGGTGAACGTTGGGTCGGTGACGGACGGCGCCTCGCTCGAGGTCACTGGCCGCACGTCCGACGTGGCGAAGATCACGACGCGCGACGCATCGGCCTCGGTCTCGACCGCGATCCTGGCGCTCAGCTTCGGCGGCCGGCGCGACCTCTACGCGGGCGTCCTGCCCACGACCGATCCAGGCGGCGGTGCGCCCTGGCTCGACACATCCTCGACGGGCGTGAAGGCGATCACGGTCGGGATCGACCCGCTCGCCTACACCATGATCGGAACGCTGCTCACGTCGAAGAACTCGACCAACCGCACGGTCGGCCAACGCGGGCATTGGTCGCATGGGTGGTGGACGGGCTTCGAGGAGGTCTGCACCTCATGGCGCTCGGGTGACAACGCCGGCACCCCCACGCCGCAGAGCACCACGACCTCGAACACCCTGGCCAAGGTCGCCTCGGTGATCGACGCGAGCGGTGGCACGGACTGGGAGGCGAACCACGACTCGGTCTCGCCGAGCGGCCCGAGCATCAACGTGACGACGGCGAGCGCCGCCGCGCGCCAAGTAGGCCTGTGCGTGATCGGGGCCGTGGACGCGCACTGGCCGAAGCGGAAACGACCCTGGCTCTTCCAGCGCGCGCGCATGTAGACCCTGCCCG